ATCAGCAAAGGCCGCACGCAAACAGAAAGCCCGTGCTCGCATTTGTAGCATCCGCATAGGATACTGAATCCACGGGTGCTTATTCTTGTTGTTCCAGAGAAACGCTTTCTTTGCGTCTTCGACACTAAACGAATACGTGTACTCGCTGACCTCACCCAGCTTGTTCAGGCGCCTCGCCTTGCAGTGCGCTATCGCCTGCTCGGTGTCTTTATTATCCCACCACTCTTTGACATCAACAAAGGTTGCATCGGCCATACAGACCGCCAGTTGCGCGTCCCCCCACATAACGGCCTTACCGTTAATCATGCTGATAGAGTCTAGTGACTGCAAAGGACTGAGGCCAACCTCTGCGCCTTTTTGGATTGCAATAATAATATCTTGAACTTTCCCACGATAGGCTGGCGGGACAAGCCCCGACTTCGATGCAATCTCGGCCAACTGCAAGGTTTCGGCAAAGCTTTGCGGTCCTAATTGTGCAAGTGCGTTTGTCATCATAGACCTCCTGCGAATGTTTTAGGGTAGCAGCGAGCAGCACGCTTGCCGTTCTTATCTTCCGTAAATACCGCAAAGTTTTTATCAACAAGCTTGCCGTTGCCACCGTCGCCAACCAAGACGGGGTGGGTCAGTCGCTCATAAGAGCCAGAAGATTTGACTAGCTCGTTCTGCAGTTTCTTCTTTTCCGAATCAAGCTCATCTTGCATCGCTACAATCTCTACAATACGATTTGCGTGCTCAATCTCTTCCGGTGTCATCTGGCGCTGTGAGTCAAGAAATCTTTCTCTCTCAAGCAACGTCTTGCGGCATGCGTCCGAATCATCCACCTCTGGCGCAATGCCTGTAAGAATGTGGTCTTTCCAGAACTTTACCGAGTCTTGCTCAATCTGCGCGGCTCGCTCATTGTCGGCATGAATGAGAAATGGCGTCGACAAAGCATGGTGACTAAAATCGGCGTCAAGAATGACGAACGGCCACCCGTACTTGTAGCACTGCATGATTGCCTGGATTTTATACATCTCAGGGACATCGTCCGACATTGCCTCACCCCACGCACTGCGCTGCTGGCCGTGCGCCTGCTTAAGCTCTACACCAAACAACGCCTTGCGGTGGCGCGAAGACGGTACGGCAAAGTAATCGCCGGTAAGTCTCATCGGCACACCATCTACTTCATAAAACAGCGTAGGTGCTCTTTTGAGCACTACCTTGTATCCGTTCTTCGACAAGTTGCTGGCAACCATTTGAGAATGGCCGTGCTCCATGAACAAGCCTCGCTCCAAAATATCCGTGTTGCCCGGCTTCTCCTCGCCAAAGACAACGCGCCTAAAAATACTGTTTTTGCTCGACCACTTATGCATGCCCTGGATGGCTGCATGGTCCGTTGATGATAAAATCTTAGAATCTTTCAGTTCCATAAGAACTCCTTTTCTGCTAGTCCTGCCTTGACCTTAAGTGTTGTTGCGGTTAACGTCAACAGAAATCTAACATCAGGGAGTGACAATATGAGTTCAGTAAACAAGGTTATCTTGATTGGAAATCTAGGGAGAGACCCGGAGATGGCTTTCTCTGGTCAAGGCATGGCTATCTGTAAATTTACAATGGCCACCAGCCAGAAGAAAAAAGACGGGGAAGATTCGACCCAGTGGCACAAGGTCACAATGTTCGGGAAAAAAGCAGAGGTATGCGGGGAGCATCTTAAAAAGGGCCAGAAAGTCTACATTGAGGGACGCATTGAGTACGGACAGTATCAAGACAAAGAAGGCAACACTCGTTACACGACCGATATCATCGGCTATGAAATGCAGTTTATGACGCCTAAGAACGCGCCTAGCGGCGGCGGGACTCCTTTCTGATGGGCGGTATAGTATTCGCACTTTGCTTTCTGGCTCTCGCCTTTGCTCTTTTTTTTGTTGCAGTCGGGATTGAGCTGACGACTCGCCGCAGGCTTAGCAAAGGCATCCAGAAAGAAGTTGCACGATTTCAGCGCAACAAGAAGCAAGACGAATTATGAAACTTGCCCCACCTTCGCAACGATGTGAATGATTGTCGAATCCCTTATGAAAATTATTTACTTAGAAGGTGGGGCATCTCATGCTTACAATAGGTAGTCTTTTCTCTGGCATCGGTGGCCTCGAGCTAGGTCTCGAGGTTGCGGGTGTCGGCAAAACAATCTGGCAAGTTGAGCAGGATGATTTTTGCAGGAACGTGCTTGCAAAGCACTGGCCTGAAG